AACTTTAAAAACTCAGGTGGAGATACTTTTAAACTAGCTTTATATACAAGCTCAGCTACATTAGGAGCCACTACAACAGCATTTACAACTACAAATGAAGCTAGTGGTACTAATTATTCATCTGGTGGAAATAGTTTGACTAGAGTAGATCCTACTTCTAGTGGTACTACAGGGTTTACTGATTTTGCTGATTTAACTTTTGGAACAGCAACTGTTACAGCTAGAGGTTGTATGATCTACAACTCCTCTGATAGTAATAAGTCTGTAGCTACAATAGACTTTGGTGGTGATAAAACATCAACCGCAGGCGATTTTACAGTAGTTTTCCCAGCAGCAGCAGCCAGTACAGCTATTATTAGAATAGCTTAATCTAGCCTAATATGGCTAATATTACTGGTTGGGGTAGAGGCACTTGGGGTGAAGGTGCTTGGGGAGAACCTGTACCAGTCACACTAACAGCACCTAGTGCGGCAACCGCAACAGTTAGTGCTGTTGCTATTGACGCTGCTGGTAGATTTGGAATTATTGGTGTCTCTGCTACAACAGGAGCACCAACAGCAGGTGTCAACGCTCAAGCCATAGCAGTAGTTACAGGTGCAGTAGCAACTCTTGGTAGTGTAAGTGTAGATGTAGATGGAGAGGCTAATGTAGTAATATCTGGACTTGCTGGCACATCTGCCCTAGGATCTATTACCGTACATCATAATGCTAGAGTTAGTGTAGATGGTCTTTCTGCTACTTCTAGTCTTGGCACAATCACTACAAAAGCTGACGCAAACACTTCTGTAACAGGCTTAGAAGCAACTGGTTTTGTAAATAATGTCTTGGTTTGGTCTAGAATAGATGATTCACAGACACCAAATTGGGTAGAGGTGGCTTAACTTTTACAAAAAAACAACTTATAATAAATTTGAACGGAGATAAACATGGCAACATACGTTAATGATCTAAGGTTAAAAGAAATAGCTACAGGTGATGAATCTGGTACCTGGGGGACATCTACAAATACTAATCTAGAGCTTATTGCAGAAGCATTTAGTTTTGGTACAGAGGCCATAACAACAAATGCTGATACTCACACTACAACTATTGCAGACGGATCAACTGATCCTGGAAGATCTATTTATTTAAAATACACAGGTACACTTGATTCGGCTTGTACTATTACTATTGGTCCAAACACAGTATCTAAACTTTGGTTTATAGAAAATGCAACATCTGGATCGCAAAACATAATTATTTCACAAGGTAGTGGTGCTAATATAACTATACCTGCTGGAGATACTAAAGCAGTTTATTCAGATGGAGCAGGTTCTGGAGCAGCAATAGTAGATGCTTTTGCTAGTCTAAATGTAGTAGATTTAAAAGTAGAGGATGATTTAACAGTAACAGATGATGTATCTATAGGTGGAGATGCAACAGTTACAGGTGCTATTGCATCAACAGGAAACATAACAGAAAATTCAAGCCGAGTAGCAACTAATGGTAGGGCTATAGCTTTTGGTTTAATATTCGGATAATATAGGAGACAATTATGGCAACCCCAAATTTAGTAAACGTAACCAGTGTAACCCCATTTACAATCAATGGAGCTGTTACAACCTCTGCTGTAGACGTTATAGATGTAGCATCTGATAAGTGTCATAAAATTAACACTATTGTAATAGCAAACATAGATGGTTCTAGTGCTGCGGATATAACTATACAAATATCAACAGATAATGGATCTAACTATTATGCTATTGCGTCTACAGTTTCAGTTCCCGCAGATTCAACATTGGTGGTTATAGATAAAAACTCTCAATTATACCTAGATGAAACAGATTTGTTGCGAGTACAAGCTAGTGCAAATAGTGATTTAACATACACAATATCTGGTGAAATTTTAGATGATGCGTAAGGAGTTAAGATATGGCTCACTTTGCAGAACTTGACAGCAATAATAAAGTAATAAGAGTTTTAGTAATATCCAACGAAGAGGTAAATGCTAACGGCGGTGATCTTCACGCAGACGCAGAAACATTTGTAGCATCTATTGTCCCACACTTAAAAAACGGTGTTGCTTGGAAGCAAACTTCTTATAATCATAATTTTAGAAAACAATTTGCAGGTATAGATTTTACTTATGATAGTTCTAAAGACAAATTTTTACAGCCTCAACCTTTTCCGTCTTGGTCTTTAGACTCAAATGATGATTGGAGAGCTCCAGTAACTTATCCTAATACAGTTGATATAGGCGGTCTTAGAGCTAACGCAACATGGGATGAAACTAACCAAAGATGGATAGGTAAAACATTTAATGACAGCACTGACCCTGTAACAGAAACTGATTACGTTTGGGACGCTACTAATTTACAATGGAACGAGGTTTAATAATATGTCTATTACAAAAAATGAAAGAACACCATTAGTGGGAGCAACACAAACATCAACTTTTGGAGCAGTTGTAACATCTTTTAATTCTAGTGGTAACTTTGTAGCTCCACCTGCAACAACTTCTGTAACTTATCTAGTGTTAGCTGGTGGTGGTGCAGGCGGATTCTTTGGTGGGGGTGGAGGAGCTGGTGGCTACAGATCATCTACACCAGGCGAAGCATCTGGCGGTGGAGCTTCGGCAGAACCAGCTTTATCAATTACCGCAGGCTCAACAATACCTGTTACAGTTGGAGCAGGAGGAGCAGCTGTTGGTGCACACAACACATGGAATAAAGGATCAGATTCTAGTTTTGGGCCTATAACCTCTGAAGGCGGTGGGTCAGGCGGCAGTAGGTTTGCTTATATTGGACCAGCAGCAGGAAACCCCGCAGGTGGTAGTCAGCAAGGACAAGACGGAGGTTCAGGTGGTGGGGCTGGTATTTGGTATGGTGTTGGATCAGGAGGTGGTTTTGGTACATCAGGCCAAGGTTATCCATCTGGTCTTGCTAGAAGTCCAGCATCAAACTATGGTTGTGCTGTAGGTGGTGGTGGAGCAGGTGAAGCTGGTCAAAAAGGTAATCCTGATAATGTTATTGGAGGCAGAGGTGGACAAGGCGTAACATCTTCTATTACAGGCTCTCCAGTAGCTAGAGCAGACGGTGGGGGCGGAGCAGCTGGCGATAGCGGTCTTTCAGCTCCTAATGACAAAGGGGGTGCTCCTGGCCCTGGAGGCACTGGTGGAACAGGATATGGCAGTGGCTCTGATTCTGCTTTAGTATCAACAGCTGGTGCTGCTAATAAAGGTGGCGGTGGGGGCGGTGGTGCTTATGGTCCTGCGGTTCCTTCTAGAGTAGGTGCGGCTGGTGGTTCAGGGTTTGTTGCTGTTAATGATCCAAAAGGTAGTTTAGTAGCATCAAGTGTTTGGAATATAAGAGAGGTCACTAAAATAAAAAAAGCAGGTGGCAACTGGTATTAAGTAACACCACTAATGGAGTTATATTTTTGTATTAGTTTACAACGTGCAGGTAATACTTTATTAGGTAGTATTCTAAATCAAAATCCTGATATAACCTTTACAGCTAATAGTCCTCTTACAGAAATTATTTACCAGCTTGATTGTATAAAAAATCAAAAAAATTTAAAATTATCTCAACACCAAAATTTTCCTCATAACGATTCTTTAGACAATGTTATTAGAAAAACTTTTTACACTTATTCTGAAACATTTGGTACAAAATATGTTATTAACAGATCAAATTGGGGTTCAGAAGGCAACCTAGAATTACTTGAAAAATACTTTGATAAAAAAATTAAGTTTTTAATTATATATAGAGAACCATTAGAGTGTTTGGCTTCCTTATTGAAAGCTTATAAAATTAACAAAGGAGATAGTAATAAAGCAGCAGATCATTACATGAATATAGAAACAGGTGTTTTAGGTAATGTAATACATCAAATGCCTTTCATACAAAAAAATTATGAGCATTTATTGATAAGTTATGATGAGATAGTCAGTAATCCACAACAAGTTATAAACTCTATTTATAATTTCTTTAAAATTCCAAAATACACACACAGTTTTACAAATTTAAAACAATTTAAAATACAAGGCATACAATATAATGATTCTATTTTTGGTGATGTAGATTTACACACAATAAGAACAGACAAAATAGAAAAGAAATCCTACGCAATAGAAGATTTTTTATTACCCTCTGTAATAGCAAAGTATCAAAACACAGGAAAAAAATATGAATCTTAAATGGTATTATTGGTATTTTAAATCTGCCATACCAGAAAAAATATGTGACGACATAGTGCGTTACGGTCAAGAACAAAATAAACATATAGCTATTACAGGAAACAACAATCAAAACGAACTTACAGAAGCACAATTAAAAAACATACAAAAAAAACGCAAATCAGACATTGTATGGATGAGTGATAGGTGGATATATAATGAAATTCAACCTTATATTCATCAAGCTAATGCTAGTGCAAATTGGAATTTTGAGTGGGATTGGTCAGAGCCTTGTCAATTTACTGAATACAAAAAAGGACAATTTTATGATTGGCATTGTGACTCATACGAAGAGCCTTATGATGATCCTAAAAACCCTAACAGACATGGTAAATTAAGAAAATTAAGTATGACGGTATCACTTACAAACCCTGAAGAATACGAAGGTGGAGATTTGGAGTTTGATTTTAGAAATACAGACGAAGGTTCACAGCCAAGAATATGTGAAGAAATAAGACAAAAAGGTAGTGTGATTGTTTT